TTAACACATTTTTAACACATTAAGAATATCAATGCTTTTTTCTTTTTCTTTCTTTAACACGTGGGTATAAGTATTTGCTGTTATTTCTATGCTGCTGTGGCCTAATAAAGTTGATACTGTTTTTAATGGTAATTCAGCTTCAAATTGACGTGTTGCATATGTATGTCTTAAAGCATGAAATTTTATATACCTTACTCCAACCTTTTTTAAATACCTTTTCCAACTTCTACTTAAATTACTACTATCAATTAGATTTCCGTTTTCAGTTAAAAAAATAAAGCCTTCATTTTCTCTATTATAACTTTCACCGATTTTTAATTTATTTTCATTTTGTTTGATTTTTATTCTCTCAAATATAGGTTTTAATGATTCTGGTAGTGGGATGCTTCTTACAGATCCTTTTGTTTTTGGAATTTGTACTATTGTTTCATATTTTCTATTTCCATCTTTATCAATAACAGCTACAGTTGAAACAGTTCTACTAATATTAATTTCCATAGCATCCGAATCTAAATCACTCCATTTAAGGCCCAGACATTCACCACGTCTTATTCCAGTAGAAATGCAGACAGTTGCTATATCTTTTATTATAGAGTTCTTAGAATAGCTAAGAATTGCTACTAGTTCCTCATCGGTAAAAACTTCTACTTCGTTGTCATTAATCTCAACTTCACCTGGAATAACAATTTGGCCTATACAAGGATTTCTTAATAAATACCCTTCATGTACTGCATAATTAAAAAAATGTTTTAATAATTTATTTAAGTTAAATATTTGACTTGTAGTCTTACCTGATTTGAATAATTCATTATAATATTTTTGGATTTGTAAGGATTTTATATTCTTCAGTTGTAGAGAAGCAATTGGAGAATTTTTAATATAATTTCTAAATATACCCTCATATCGTTCAAATGTAGTTGGTTTAACTTTATTAGATACATTAACTACCTCGAACAACCAAGTGTCCATAGTAAGACTTAAATAGGCATTTTTATCTATGATTAGTCCTTGTTTTAAACTATCTTTATATTCTTCAAGTTTTTTTTCAGCCTCCTTTTTGTTCTTTCCGTAGAAAAACTTTCTTATAAGCTTACCATTGGTGTCTCTTCCAAATGAAGCTGATATTCTAAAATAGTCTTTCCCATTCATAGTGTAATTAGTTTTACTTGCCATAAAATCATCCTTTCTCTGAACGTATGTTCTTTTTATATCTAAAAAATACGATATTTGCTATTTGAAATATCGTATTAATTCATAAACTCTTTTAGGATATACAATATCATCACAGCATCTATGTTTTTTTACATATGCTAAATACAAATAAGTTGCGCATAAATCAGCTTCGTATTCCTCTTTTAAATGCATGGTTAGTCTTGAATTTAATAAAAGATTATTTTTATGTTCCAAAAAGTAATGAGATAGTTCATGGAATAATGTCATATATGAATCTTCAATATTTAAATTCTCATTAACAACAATCATTTGTCTGTTTGGAGATATATACTTATAAAAACCATTTATATTTTTTGTCAACGGTTGAGTATTGTACTCAACTCTTTTTAAACTTTTAACTATGCAAATAGGATCTAAATCATCAGTTTCGTTAATTACCCCATCTGCAACACTTTTTATGTATGAAATCATACTCAAAGTGCTCACCCCCATAACCATTAAATTAAAATAAATTAAGCTATCTATATTTTTTTGGAGTAAATTTCTTTTTGTTTTTTATCTTTATAGCCTCTAATGTGGTTCTAATGGCATTTTCAACAGCGAAATAATCTTCTTCACTCAAAGAATCTTTATCTTTAGAAAATGAAATTGATAGATCCTCAATAATTTTTTTGGCCTCATCATCAATATTTTCCTGCTCTTTGATTGAAAGAGAATAATCTCTTTCTTTTTTTATTTCTTCAATTGACTCATCATCAAAAAACAGGCTTATAGGTATTTCTAAAGCGGATGCTATTTTTTCCAACGTTTTAGTACTAGGCGTAACTTGCTTTTCGCCGAAAATATCTCGTAATGTAGTTTGCGCAACTCCAGATTCCTTTGAAAGCCTATATCTGCTCCAACCTTTTCTATTTATTTCATAAAGTAATTTATCTTTACTGAACATGTTATATCACTCCTTTTTTACTGCGATATAATTTAGTATATTTAAAATACTTAGATATGTCAAGATATTTAGAGAAAAAAGCAGAAAACGACAGCTATTTTCATATAATGGTAAATTTTATCGCAGTAATGCGTTTGAAATTACTGCGATAAAATAATAATATGTATTTAACGCAGTAATGCGAAGAAAGGAAGTGAAAAAAATGTCGATAGGTCAAGCAATTGCGGCATTTGCAAAAGATAGAAAATTAACTAAATATAGAATCTCTAAAGAGAGTAATATTTCTCAAACCACTCTAGGTGAAATAGTAAATGAGAAAAACACTAATCCAACTATTGATACATTAGAAAAGATTGCAAATGGACTTGGAATAACGCTGTCAGAATTAATGAAAAAAGCTGAAGAACTTGACAAAGAAAGGATCAAGAAATAAATAGAATATCATGTAGCAAAAGTTGGAGGAAACAACTAAATGGAGGAATTGTTAAGAGAAATAGTAGAAATTTTGAAATCTGAGAGACCTCAAAAAATAACTTTTTCAATCCAAGAAGCCGCATTGTATTTAGGTATTGGTCATGAGAAAGTAAGAGAACTTGTTGAAAAGCGTAATACCGATTTTCCATATTTTAAGGTAGGGGCTAGAACGTCCATAGACAAGAGAGCATTAGATAGATGGTTAGAAAAAATAACGGAAGAACATAGAGTATTGTAATTAATATAACAAATCTTATTTATCACATCTTACAACTCAAAGCAATTACATTCAGTAATTTTCAGCTAAGAGTAAATATTAAATTTAATTAAGGAGGCTAGCTAATGGATAACTTACACAAGTTAACAATAACCCAAAAAGAAGATGGATATAAAGACATTAAACTAGACAATTTTACTTTTAAAGGAGTGAGAGAGTGCAAAATTGAAAGGTGAACTCTGCTGACAATGATAAGTCAACAGAGATAATACAAATTAGTCAAATTAACAGAAACGAGTGTTTATTCAGAAAATAGAAGGAGGCGATTGACATCACCATAACAGATATATCATTAATTTTATCAATATGTTCCATTGTGCTTGGATTCATAAATATTATTATTTTAAAAAACAGGTAATAGGAAAAGTTAACTTTCCGCGATTTGTATGTAAACTTATTGATATATCAGACTTGTAAAGCCTATCATATTCAAAATCATCTGATGTGTCAACCCAAAAGAATCCACCAAGAACACCCAAGCCAGATATGGTTTGAGGAAGAGTATTTGAATAAAACACTTTTCTATCAACAACACAAGAACCATTAGATCTAGTATGTTCATAAATAAATTCTGGAGATGAACTAAATTCAAAAGTTGTTTCATTAACATTTAGAAACATTCGTGAAATTGAGATATTAAGCCTAGAACGATTTTCTATAATAAATTCAAAGTAAATTGGTTTATTTCTAAGTCTAGAGCATTCTTCATGATACTTATAAATTAAATTAATATTCTTTCTATTAGATAGAAGAAGATAAAGTGTATTAAATAATGATAATAGAAATCCAATGATTGCGATTAGAAAAGTTATTGTTTCTTTTGTTAATAGATTATTAATAAGACCACCGCCTTTCAAGTAGTATATTCTACAAAAATATGTAAAAACCTTTAAAACATACAAGATAAACAAATTGGGAATGGAAGTGAGGAAATCATAAAAATGAATGAACTAATAATTGATAGTGAATTTAAGGATTTATTACCACCGCTATCAGAGGAACAAAAGGAAAATCTCGAAAAAGACATAATTAAAAATGGTTGCATAAACTCATTAACTGTATGGAAGAACATTTTGATAGATGGCCATCATAGGCATGAGATATGTACAAGAAATAATATTCAATTCGATATAGTTGAAATGGAATTTAAGGACAGGCTCGAGGCTATGGAATGGATTTGGATGAATCAAAAGAATAGAAGGAATTTAACTAAATATGAATTAGCACAAATAGCATTGAAGTTTAAGCCAGTAATAGAAGCTAAGGCAAAAGAAAATAAAGTCGCAGCAATAAAACAAGCTGAAATTTATAATTCAAAAAAGCAAGATTCGTTGTTGATGAAATCATCAAAAACGAATAATGAAGAAAATTTTATTGAAGAATGTTTAAAAAAAACTGAAGAAATTCTGAAACCAGTAGATTCTGATGGAAATCATCCACTAGATGGTCAGATCGATATTGCAGCTATAAGCGAAGAAAAAATGACAAGGGTAGAGCCTATAAACACTAGAAAGGAGATAGCAAAAATAGCAGGAGTTTCAGAGGATACAATCCATAAGGTTGAAGTTATCGAAGAAAAAGCTCCAGAAGAAATTAAGCAGCAAGTGAAGAAGGGAGACATAACAATTAATAGTGCTTATGTTCTTACTAAATCAGCTATAGAGGCAGACAAAAAGAACGCTGAATATGAAAAAGAGTACCAGGAGCAGTTGGAAAAAGAACAGCAAGAGAATGAAGAAAAGAAGAAGTTAGAAGAAATTCAAAAGAACCTTCCAGAAAATGCAGTTGTATTAGATAAATTCAGGAAACCAAAAGAAGCTCATATTTTTGGAATTGAAGACTTCAATAACCTAACAATGGATCAATTTAATGATTGTATAAAGCATTCTAAAAAATATCGTGATGCAATTAGTAAAGTTGCATTATTAAGTACAGATATAGAGGCATTAATGGCATGGGGAGCAATAGCCAATACTCCAGATATTGTAGAAATAGAGCTACAAGATATTAATTCAGCTATCCAAAATTTAATTAAGATACAGAACTATTTTAAAGGAGGCAAGTAATATGAGTGAAGCATTAGAAAAAAAGGCCAAAGAAAAGATACTAGAACAGATGGACGAGCTTGGCGGAGAAATAACTACAGATGACGTTGTAGAGCTATTAAGACCACACTATATATTTAATATCCGTAAGCTTAGGGAACAAGCGTTAAGAAGGACAGCCAATAACTTAATGGCAACATACCGTGATAATAAAGGTGTTAGAACTTGTTTTAGCTGTAAGGATGATAGCGGAAATTCAAAATATTTTAATATCGAAACTACAACTGATTTAAAAGCATTAAAAAACATTGAAATCCAGTTAAATAAAAAATATAAAGGTCTTAATATTTCTAAGAAAAAAGTTCAAAGAAGAAGAGACGAGCTTTCAGGACAAGTATCATTTAAAGAAGTTGAAAATTCATAGATTGAGGAGGAATTATAAGATGCAAAAATACAGATTACACGTTGATGAGACAATAAACAGATTAAACTTCATTGATATTGAAACAGAGCTAAATGAAAAAGAAGTTGATGCATTACTTACTAAAATTGAAAAAGAGGATATTACAAGTGCATTAGATTTAAAGCGAAGATTAGAGACACAAGGTGTGCAAGTAAAATCAATAAGAGTAGATAATGGACCTTATTACAGAAGAGCTGAAACATTGGAAATTGAGGAGCTAGAAGATGTCAAAAGGAAAGGAATTATGGTTAAGTTCAAAGCTTGTGATTTAAGCAAATCAATAATTGAACAAGCTATCGATGAACTAAGGGAAAGGATGCATATTAGTATTTCAGTAAATGGGCCACAGTCTGACACAACTATTAAAATAAGTCAGCAACTGGATGAATTGATTGTTGTAGAAATGAGGTCTAGGATATGAAAAAATGTGAAGATTGTGATGAATGCACATATATAGGCGAAGGTGATTATGTCTGCATTAAGGATGAACCTAAAATTGTTATTACTGAATTTATTATTGCAACAGATGATTATGGACAATGTGGAAATAAAAAAGCTACCAAGAACCCCGACCAAAGCGTTCAAAGTAGCTACAATAAGTTTTGAAAATATTTCAAGAACATTATAACACATGAGAGGAGGAATTCAAGTGTTAGTTAGATGTCAGTGGAAAACTTGCATTAATTACAAGGATGGAATGTGTAAAGCTCCTGCAATAGAACTTAAGAGCTTTGACTATGAAGAAGATAATGAGGAACTTGAGGGATTAAAATGCGACAGTTATAAATATGATTCCTTTTGGATGTGTAAAGAAGGTAGAGAAGTTGACTCTAAAGATTTTAATAAGGAGGCTGATGTAGTTGGCAAATAATCAGATACAAGCATATGTGATAGGTGCATTAAATGAGAAATTAACTAGTATGTTAGAAATAGAAAAGAAGGCACTCCCAGAAGGTTTTAATGGACTTAGGTTTAAGCAAAATGTTCTAAGGGTTTTAAATACTGTTAACTTAGAAAATATGAAAGGGCAGGAGTTTAACCTTGCTAAATGTATAATGCGTGGAGCATATCTGGACTTAGATTTTGCTAACAATGAATGCTATGTAATTACCTACAAGGGCAAACCGGAATTTATGACAGATTACAAAGGCGAAACCAAGCTTGTTAGGAAGTTTAGTTCTAAAAAAATTAAAGATATTTATGCAAAGCTAGTTCGTTATGGTGATGAGTTTGAAGAAGGTGTTGACCATGGTAAGCCATATGTAAACTTTAAGCCAAAGCCATTTAATAATGATGATATTACGGGAGTTTTTGCAGTTGTTTATTACGAAGATGGTGCGATGGAATACGAAACAATGTCTAAGGAAGAGGTTGAGTATATTCGAGACAATTGGAGCAAAAAGGATAAGTATGGGAAGTTTTCTGCTGCATGGGTAAAGAGCTTTGGTGAAATGGCAAAAAAGACTGTTTTGAGAAGACTTTGCAAACATATAAATATTGATTTTGATAACATTAAGCAGCTTGAAGCATGGGAAGAAGGTTCGGATATGGAATTTGAAAATGAAAAACCCAAAGAAGCTGCTACAGAAAAAAGTGATCTTGAAAAAGAATTAGAGGAGAATGAGGACATTGTTAAACAAACTGATTTTGTAGATACTCCATTTGAGGAGGTTAATGAATATGGTGATAACTAAAGAGAATTATTACAGCATAGAAGCCGATTTAAGCACTATGTCAGTATCACAGTACAAACTATTTAAGCAATGTGAATTAATGGCTATGGCAAAGCTAAAAGGGGAATATAAACAGAGTGAAAGTGATGCATTCCTATTAGGCAAATATATTCATTCATGGAGTGAAGGAACTTTAGATGATTTTAAAAAAGAAAATCCAAGCTTATATTCAACTCAAGGCAAAACTAAAGGGGAATTAAAATCAACTTTTAAAGTAGCTGAAACAATGGTTAAGTCCTTAGCAGATGATTCGAATTGTATGAAATTTTTGCAAGGCAAAAAAGAAGTAATCATTCAAGGCGAATTATTTGGTATTAAGTGGCGTGGAATGGTTGATGTATTGAACTTAGAAAAAGGATTCTTTACAGATTTAAAGACAACCCAAGGAATCCATAAAAAATATTGTGGATTGACCTTTATTGAGCATTACGGGTATATAGAACAAATGGCAATCTATAGAGAGTTAATTAAGCAACAATTTGGCAAAGATTTAATTCCATACATTGTTGCAATAGAAAAGAATGATAATCCGCTTAAAGCAATAATTAAAGTAGATGAAAGGTACACCACACCAAAGCTTGAGGAAATTGAATATAACATTGAGCGAACTATAAAAGTCAAAAGTGGAGAAGAAAAGCCAATTGCATGTGGTTTATGTGATTATTGCAGAGCTAATAATAAGGTAACTCAAATTTTAACAATAGAAGAATTGTAGGTGATTTAATGGCTAAAGTGTACTATTGGCTTAAATTAAATAAGGATTTTTTCAAAGGTAAAGAAATAAAGAAACTAAGGAAAATAGCTGGTGGAGATACTTACACAATAATATATTTGAAGCTTCAATTGCTTAGTCTTAAGGATGAAGGAAAGCTGTATTTTGATGGAATAGAAGAAACATTTGCGGAAGAATTAGCATTAGAACTAGATGAAGATTCAGACAATGTAAGTTTTGTATTAATGTATCTAAAAAAGTGCGGATTACTGAAAGAAATTTCAGATTCAGAGTTACTTTTAAATGAGGTTCCAACGTCAATAGGAAAAGAACAGATAAGGCTCAACTAATGAGAAATAAACGCTTTAAGAATAAAAAATTAATAGAAATGGTAACAATGTTACCGAAGAGTTACCACCTGTTACTTTTTGTTACACAGAGATAGAGATAGAGAAAGAGATAGAGAAAGATATAGATATAAATAAAAAAACTAAAAAAAGAAAAATAACTTCGATTGATTCTTTAATTAACAACTATACCAGTAATGAAGAATTGAGAAATACTTTAGTTGATTTTATAAAAATGAGAAAGTCAATTAAAAAACCTATGACGGATAGAGCTTTACAGATAATGCTTAAGAAGCTAAAGGGCTTATCGGAAAATGAAGAAATACAAATTAAAATTTTAGAAAATAGCATAGAGCATTGTTGGCAAGGCATATTCGAACTTAAAGAAGACCATAAGAACCAGACAACTATATCTAACAATAAAAAACAATATGATGCATTTCAATTTGATGAATAGCTAAATAGAGGTGATTAGATGGATACAGAACAGTTACAAATACTACCGCAAAATATAAGAGCTGAACAAGAACTCTTATCAGGTATATTTTATAACCCTAAGATAATAGTACAAGCAGTAAATGAGTTGAAAACAAATGATTTTTATAGATCAAGCCATCAATTAATATTTAACGCAATGTGTGCATTATTTGCAGACGGGAAAGAAATAGGAATAACGCCCATTATAGAGGTTTTAGGAAAAGACAGTCTAGTATACGTCGGAGGGGTTTCATACCTCACAGAACTAATGACAGGTGGGTTTAAATTAAATGTAAAACAATACGTGGACATTATAAAAGATAAGTCCTTCAGAAGAAAGGCGATAAAATCATTAAATTCAGCTATGAATGCATTGTATGACGATAAAATTAAACCAGATGTTTCAATTAGTAAAATGTCAAATGAATTAAGCCAAACAGAAGACAAAAGCCAAATACTAAATGATACGCAGTTACTTAATGCCACAATATCAAAGATAGAAGAAAGATATGCTAATGGTGGAGATATTCCAGGCATGAAAACAGGATTTCATGACTTTGATAGAGCAACAAATGGAATGAATAAAGGAGACTTATTTGTAATCGGTGCTCGTCCATCAATGGGGAAAACAGTTACTGCTTTAAACATAGCTGACGGACTAGCGAAAAACGGTAATAATGTGCTTGTATTTGAAATGGAAATGGTAGAAACAGCATTGGGAAATAGGAGATTGGCTTTCAATTCAAATGTTGAAGCACAGAAATTAAAAACAGGAAAACTTAATGCAGAAGAGTTTGAAAGAATACTTATGGCAGCTAACAAATTATCTAAGAGAAATGGAATATTTACAGATTGCAGCAGCTACCAAAACACATTAACTATAAAAGCTAAGACTAAAGCAGTAAAACAAACTCATGGTTTAGATGTGGTAATTGTAGATCACTTAACGTTAATGGACATACCTAACACTGGAAATAGATCGTCAGATATTGGTGAAGTTACAAGACAATTAAAGATGATGGCTAAAGAATTAGAAGTAACAGTAATCGTATTATCACAATTATCTAGAAAAGTTGAAGAGAGGGCAGATAAGAGACCAACATTGGCGGATTTAAGAGAATCTGGGAATATTGAACAAGATGCAGACTTGATAATGTTCTTGTATCGTGATGAATATTACAACAAAGAAACAGAAGACAGAAATATTATTGAATGGATAATAGCGAAGCAAAGAGATGGAGCAGTTGGAACACTTAAATTCTATTACTTGGATAAGCTCCAAAAGATCGCAAATATAGATTGTTTAAGGTAAAGGAGAAATAAATGGTAGTAGTTGAAGGAACAATAAAAGGTAAAGGACGGCCTAGATTTTTTAATGGACATGCAACAACTCCTGGAGATACAGTGACTTATGAAAATTGGGTAAGAATTTGTTATCAGCAGCAGGATAGAAGGTATTTAGAAGGTTCTATAAAGGCAACAATTATAGCTTACTACAAAATACCTAAGAGTTATTCAAAGAAAAGGTTAGAAGCGATAAGGGCGGGGATAGAGCGTCCACAGAAGAAACCTGATATTGATAATGTAGCTAAGGTTATTTTGGATAGTTTAAATAAAATTGCCTATAAGGACGATAGCCAGATCACAGAATTGATTGTTAAGAAAGTATTTACTGAAGAATTAGAAAGAGTCGAATTTGAATTGGAGGTAATAAGATAATGGGTAAAACAAGTGAATTAGTGGATTTAAGTAAGAGAGTATTAAGTATAGATATTGATAGTCCTGTATTTAATGCAATGTTAACTGATTTAAATGAGGAAATACAAAGAGTTATAAAAAGTGTATATAATGGTGAATTTGCAAGTGGGGAAATATCTTTAAAATTGGATTTAAAAATAAGAGATGCTTATAAGGAAATACCTGCAACAGATGATTACGGGAATATAATAAATGATAAATATGAATATAAAAAACCTACTTTTGAACACAAGATAACATCAACTTTAAAGAAGCAATATAATTCAAAAGGTTGCTATGACGAGAATAAAGAAGTTGTATGGGATGATATAAATGGAAAATATGTAGTGCAACCACTAATAAATCCTCAAATGAATTTCATGGATATAAATAAGAACAGAGGGTAAGTGAGTTCTTGCAGGACTAGGAGTGTTAGCAGCAGGGATTACAATTGCTAATGTTAAGGTTACTGCAAATTAAGAGGGGATTATTCCCCTCAACATAATAAATTGAGGTGAGAATATTGGAAAAACCAATTTTATTTAATACAGATATGGTTAAGGCAATTCTTGAAGGAAGAAAAACAACCACGAGAAGAATTATAAAGAATGTTGGGAATAGAGAACTACTAGAACATGAAGGCGAATATTACAAATTTGGATATAGATCTAATGCAGTTGCTGGAACAATATACAGTGCTATTAATTGGTGCAAACCCAAGTTTGAAATTGGAGACATACTTTATGTTAGAGAAACATGGTTGGCGCATTCAAGAGGAGTTAATACACTAGCTTTTAAATATAAGGCAGATAGTGAGGTTAATGATTGTATATCTTTTACAAAAGAGAGATTTAATAAATTCTATAAATTTGCAGATCAAGAAAAGTGGCAGCCGTCATTATTTATGCCGAAAGAAGCAGCAAGGATATTTCTAAAAATAAAAAAGATTTATCCTGAAAGATTAAAAATGATTGAAGCAGGTGAATGTAAAAAGGAAGGAATAAAGCTAGATTTTGAAATTACTGACTCATTTACTGCAAGTGAATATATATCAGCTTTTGAAGATTTATGGAATAGCACTCTAAATAAATCTCAAGTCAAATATATGTGGCATGAAAATCCTTGGGTATGGGTAATTGAATTTGAAAGGGTGGGGAAATATGAAATTTAAAATCGAATTAGAAGAAAAAGTAGTTTACAGACATACTTTAACAGTTGAAGCTGACTCAGATGTTGAAGTAGAGTATGCGTTAGATGTTTTGGAAAGAGACGGTATGCATCCAGATGATATTGAGGGATATTTAAGCGATAACAATGTGAAAATACTTGAATTTGATAAGGACGAAAGTGGAGAAGTTGAGTTTGAAGGTACAGATCTAGAAGAAATTAATAAAAATGAGGAAAAGGAATAAGGTTATGAAAAAGTTATTTGTAGAATGCAATGATGGGAGTAAAACAACTTATACTATAAAAAACAACGTGGACCATATGCAATATGTAAATAGACATATAAATTACAGTTATGTGAAGTCTATTATATTGCAACAATATCCTAAGAAAGATAATGAACCAATAATATATAAGTAATGTTCAATCTGTAGAAAATGAGTACAAAAAATGCCCCAATAAAGGGGCGTATATGTATGTGATAATTAATATATGTGGGGTATTTATATTATACGTTAATATATCTTAAATAATACGTAATTAAAATATCATATTCCCACATTAAATGGATTGAAAATGGAGTACTGATCTGATTATGAAGACATCCTTAGCTTATGAGTATTTTATGAAATTATTCATGATAAGAATAATAAAAGCTCCTTAAATTTAAGGAGCTCAAAAGTGAATGGACAAAAGTATAAAGATCTACAAAAAGAGAGTAACTATAAGATAAAAAATAATAATCAAGAGGTTTCCTTTCATTATATGAAGGATAAGTACAAATAATTCTAACAACTATAATTATTTATATAAAAAGACTCCAATTAAGGAGTCAAAAATGGATTTCTATAAATAGTAATATTAATGGATTCTATAAACAATAACATAACTAATGTCAATTATATTATGTACAATTTTAAAATAAGTATTCAAATAATTTAATTCACAATGCTAAAATTAAACGCAAAATATGCCCTAATTAAAGGGCACATAATGGATTCTATAAATAATAATATAATCAACAACTAATTATATTATGTACAATTTTAAAACAAGTATTCAGATGATTTTATTAAGATTACAAAAAACTAAAGAAAGGATTTGATAATATGAGCAACCTAAATGAAGAAGCCAGTATAAGATTGTTAGGAAAATTAACTTTGTTATTACCAGTTTTAGAACAAAATTTGAGTTTGCAATTAGAGGTTAAAAAGACAATTGATGAAACTTTATATGATTATGAAGTTTCATCGAAATGTACTGATCTAGTGGCAAGCGATATAGAAGAAAAATCAGCTATATATTTAGCTTGTAAAAAGTTAGAAGGTTTAAGCCAAAAGACATTAGATAATTATAGATTATTTCTAAATAAATTAGAGCGATTTTTTACAAAACCATGTTCTACTATATCTACTATGGATTTGAGAATGTTCTTGGCCTTTATGGGAAAAGAAAAACAAGCTACCACAGTTAACGGATATATAACAATGCTTAAAGGCTTTTTCGGATGGTTGCAAGCAGAAGAATATATAATTAAAAATCCTGCATTTAAATTGAAACAAACTAAAGTACCACGTGTGATATTACAACCTTATCAACCAGAAAATTTGGAGAGGTTAAGAGAAGCGTGTATAACTGAAAGAGAAAAAGCTCTATTTGAACTTTTAGACAGTACTGCGTGCAGAATATCGGAACTAGATAATATCAAATTAAAAGATATAAATTGGCAGGAGAGAAGTATAAAAGTATTTGGAAAAGGAAGTAAGGAGAGAATAGTTTTCTTTTCTACAAGAGCTAAGTTACACATGCAGGGCTATTTAAAATCAAGAGAAGGAGAATCAGAATACTTATTTATATCAGAGAGAGGTTCACATAATCATATAAAAGTAAGAGCATTACAATTAATAATAGCAAAGATAAAGGATAGAGCTGGAGTAGGTGAAAGGGTACATTGCCATAAATTTAGACGTACCCAAGCAACTAGGTTATTAAATTCAGGAATGAGAATTGAAGGTGTGCAGGGCATTCTTGGACATACTACCCCAAGTACAACTCAAATATATGCGCAACTATCTCAAGAAAACCTTAAAAATGAATATAGAAGATTGGTTGTGTAACTAATAATATGGTAAATAACACTATAATTATAAAGCTTCATTATCATATGAAAATCAAGTGAAAAAGAAGGTGAGATAATTTGAAAAAAATAATTGTGTTAGAAGGGCAAATTGATTTATTTAATATGCCAATTCAAGAACCTATTATCAAGCCTAAAGAAAAAGTTATAGTTGATAAACAAGAGACGAAGGAAGATCACTTCCAGAAGATAATAAACCTTTATAAAGAGAGCTGTAATAGAATCATAAAAACTGTTTCAGGAGCATTACTTGTTGAATTAGAAGATAAGACAAAGTATTTTAATGGACAAGGGGTGCATGAATTTGATTTAGGTGCAAATGTTGGTCTAATGCCAGCTGATGAAATACTATTCGTCAATAAAGATAAAGAACTCAATGATCTGCAGCTTAAAAAATTAAATGATATGAAGGTAACACAATACATTAAACGTAAAGGTGATTCTAACGTCATAATACCGGGGGAAAAAACGGTTGTTATAAATTATAAAGGATGGGTCATTGAATATGAACAAAAGCCTAAATATCACGAAAATGAGCTTTTCGTTACAGAAATGGTTAAAGAAATTACGGATTTGGATAATAAAGTTACAAAAATGGATACAAACATCACAGAATTTGAAATTGATGATCTTGTTGAAATTGAATACAAAGGAATCAAAGCAACTGGTAAGGTAGTAAGAGTTTATAACAATGGTGAAACAATAAATGTAGTTTGGGAAGGTAAAAGAACAGCATTTTATTATAAATGTGTAAAGAAAATAGCATAGGAGGGCTGCTAATGAGATATAAGTTTACAGAAAAAGAAATAAAAGAATTATTGGATAAAATGGTTGTATTAGTAGATACAAGAGAGCAAGCAAATCAGCATGTAATTCAATGGTTAAATAAGAGGAAAAAGCCTTTTAAGACACAAAAACTTGACTATGGAGATTATTCATGCATGTTACCAATAGGAAGCTTTAAGGGACAAACAAGGGATATTTATTTCACTGATGAAATAGTGATTGAAAGAAAGTTTTGTATTGATGAGTTGGCAATGAATTTAAAGGATAATAAGACTAATATCAATGAAATTAAAGAAGAAATAATCGAGTTGCTTGGAGAAAAGTATCTGGAAAAGGTTCTTAAGACTGATTATAACAGGCTAAAATACGAATTTGCCACCCTGAATAAATACAATATAAAGTTCTTCATTTTTTTAGAGGATAAAAATTTTGATATAAATATAAGAGATTCATCTAGTTATAGATCACAATATGAGCCAGATAGATTATACAAAAGGCTTAAAGGCCTACAAAGTGAGTTTAATACTCAAATAAGGCCAATAGATAAGGAATTTATAGGATGCGAAATATATAATACTCTGAGATATGAAGTGAGAAATATATTAGTTCATAGGGGATATATAGAGGAGACAGATTTGTTTTTAGAAGAATCAGCTTTATAAAAAAGATGATTACATTGGGGAAACATAGTTTGAAAGCTAGGTGAGTAAATGAATAATACTATATATAAAATACGAAGATATAAAGAATTTTTAGCGGATATACAAGAAATAGATATAAGAGTTCAGGAGCTAGAAGAAGAAATCCTAGGGATAAGTGGACAAGGGACTGAAGAAAGAACGGGAAAAACTTATAAGATTACTTCAAGTGTAGAACAGCAAGCCGAAAAATTGATGGAGAGAAAAGAAGAACTATATAGGGAGCAGGCAGCCAAAAGAAGACAGCTACAGCGAATAGATAATGCAATGAGTGTATTAACTGATGAAGAAAGAGAAGTAATTCAAGTTATTCATATAGAGCATAAGAGATATTGGAGACTTGAAGAAAAGTTAAATCTCTCATATCGAAGAGTAAAACAAATCGAAAATGAAGCCATACAAAAGATGAAAAAATACATTAGGTAGAAAAATTTCATGATAATTTCATGATAATTGCAGAAAGATTGCAAGAAAACTGTAAAATAAGGTGTATAATTAATATTGTCAAGAATTTCATTAAAGCCCTTTTAGAAGGCATTCATTAAGTTGGGTGCCTTTTTTGCGTGGTAAATAATGTAATCTTAGATTCAACGAAAGGAGATTTAGAACATGGCTAAAAGAAAGAAAGTTAAATTGAATGTGAGATTTAAAGAAGGAAAAATAATATGCGCTAAGTCTCCGGATGAATGCAAAGATTGCGAAAAAGAATGTGAGAAGATGGACTTTTATTATTATCCATTCAATAATAGAGACCTAATGGAATGCTTTAAAAATAATGAAAAAAGAAGATGAAAGTTTGCAGGAATGAATTAAAAGATTTATTAGATATTAATCTTAATGCTCTAAAGCAAATTGAAAGGCGCAATACATTAGAAAAAAGGCTATTAGAAAAAGGCTATATATTGCTGAATAAATCCATTGAGAATAAAAAGACAATATACGAGTTGGGAATAAGCAAAGATAAGCAGATAATTAATAAACTCTATAATATTAGCAAAACTGATTGCTTTATTAATTATTTCAATATAAGAACAGCCGAAGAGCCCGACACAATAGACTATATAGCGAGCAAAGTAAAGATAAATAAAAACACTGTTATTAAGTGGGATAATACGCTCCAGGATAAAAAGATAATTTCAAAGGATGGTTATTATTACTTTAAATTGGATAAAGCGCTAGGAGAACTGGCTCAAGTAACGATTGAAGAATATAAATCATTTTGGAAGAATAAAGCGTATGTTAATGCATTTAAGAAACTACAAGATAAATATACACGGAGTGAAATAACTCTTGCTGAATTGCAATTAGCCAAAGGAGAATTGGACGTAATAATAAGAACTATAGAAAATAAATATTATTACAAGGTTAAGAAATATAAAGTCAACAAAGATAACAAACTTTATATTGACACGATGAATTTAATCAGGGGGTACGATGAGTAGTACATATATATTAATATATATCTCCTAGTGACCGTACCCCTTTAATGAGTGAATAATAATATCTGTTTCAATGTACTTATTAGGCGCATAGAAAGGTTTTGTTTGAATGTGAAAGAGTACTCAAGAATTTGAATAAAACCTGACAGTGAAGACGATAGATATATAAAACGGGTAATGTTATGTAAGGTTTATATATAATTTGATGTAAAGATGTAAAAAGGGGTGATTATGATAATATGGCTACTAAAGAATTAAATGATAAGCAGCTAAGAGCAATTGAATTATTGGTTGAAGGTGAGAGTGTTAATGATGTTGCAACAGCTATTGGAGTAAGTAGACAAACAGTATCGACATGGAAGAATAAAGATGAGTTGTTTAAGGCCGAGCTTGACAAATGCAGACAGGGTTTAAAATCTGAGGTTGATGGTAGGTTATTAACGCAAGTTGTTCCACTAACAGATAAACTTATTAAGATTGCTCTTAAGAGCAGCAGTGACAAGACCTCACTAGATGCTATAATATACGCAATCAATAGACTTTGTGGTACTCCTACTAACAAGATACAGGACGTAAGCAATGATAAAGATACTAACATCGAGATTGATATAGATCAGTTAGTTAATGAGATTAAAAGTGATAACAATGTGATAGATATTTCCCAAGCTAAATAATTCCTAAAGGCTGAAATATTCAAAGTTATTTCGCAAAGTTATCATTTAGCGAAATAATTAAAGGATAACGAAATATTTAAGAATGAGTGTATAACTAGTATTGAGGTTAATTTGAATAAAATTACACTTTGAAATTAGAGAAATGAATAAAAATATATGAATAAAAGATGTATATTTATTATTTTATACATGAGTTTGTGTATAAATATTACAAAATTATTTCCCGTATATTTAGTTGGGCTATAACTATGTTTTACCATATAAATGGCCGAATTCAGGGAATGGGGTACCTTCTAATTTGGAGAGTGCTCAAAGTGGCGTCATCCAGTTCCACAAATTTTGTAATATTTTTTAAAAAGCCGAAAATTTAATTAGGGGGCTTTAGTTGTTTTGATTATTTAATCAATTTAATATCAGATCGAAAAAGATAAAGACACTAGTAAATGCTAGTGTCTATTATATTAACCTGCTAACCATTTAATAATGGCGGTCGCAATGGGGCCTGTAATCCACGAATTTTTTTGTAGGACTTCACTGAATCTAGCAAAAACGCCTTTTTGAACAGGAATATTATTTTCTGTAATGGCTTTCAACATAGATACTAACTCTTTTAACTGTTCATTTTCCTGTTGATCTATAACTTTATTATTTATTACTTCAATTAAGTCATCTAAATTATTAGAATTATTTATAGTTGCATTGGTTTGATTTCCAATTATTGAATCATTGGCATTTTCGATATTATAAATTACAGCTCCAGAAGTAGAAGTAATTGAATTATTGTTTATCAATTTAGTTAATTGTAGATTGATATATTTTATTAATTTACCAAAAATATCTTTGGTGCCAATATGTGTTAATTGGTTTATATCATCAGTTGACGGGTGTAGAAACCATAGGGCGTAATTGTACATATTACTTGCTGAAAGCATATCAATATTAAGTAGATCAATTGCAACTTTAACAAATTCTTCACGTTTTTTTGGTTTTGCAAATTCTTCGGAGTTGCATAATGGACTTGACACATTATTAAAATATTCAATTCCGTTAAAGTTTATATCCAGAATTGGTTTAATAATTGATTTTACAATATCATTGGATTCACAGAAGTACTTAAAACTTAGTAAGTTTGCATCAAATGAATTGATGGAAGCGTTTAAAAGGTCATTGGATAATGAGTAAAATTCTTCTTGGGTATTTATTAATTCCTGATACTTCATATAATTACCTCCTTCTATAATTATATAAGTTCTATTTAGTATATAAATTACCTTTAATTTAGTAAAAAATATGAATGGAAATCTTATTAGTATATAATTAATTATATTAAAGGAGGAGAAATTAATCATGAAAGATAAAAATGAAATAGACCCAAAATCAATTTACATGTATGGAATGCAGTTTTCAAAGATATGCGATAGAATACAAGGTAGTCAAAATTTAGAAAATAAATCAGAAAGTGAAAAGTATGCAATAATTGTAGATACAATAATTCCAGAATTAGTTAATGGTTCTTTGGCTATAGAGCTCTATTTAAAAGCATTAATAGTTAAGGAAGGGCATAGTTATAGGAATATTCACAAAATAGATAGTTTATTTGAAATGTTGAATGAAAACACAAAAAGAGAAATAAAAGGCATATTTTTAGAGGGATTCAAATCTATTCATAAAAAAGAATATGGTTTATGCTTTGAGAAAAAATTAAAAGAAAACAGTAACGTATTTGTGGAATTTAGATATGCCTATGAAAAAGCAAACTCTGCTGATTATGAATTTATTAAAATGCTAGAGCTTGTTATGAGAACATATGCTAGATGTGAATTTGAAAAGCAACATACTATTTGAAGAATAAACAAAATATATGAAGATAAGAAGAGTCTTTAAAGAGTATTTATAAAAGTGATATGAATGGATCTATCTTATGATAGTTTTAGCTAAATTATTATATAAAGATGTGATTTTTAGAAGGATTATACCAACTTTTGTATAATTGTATTATATGGAAGGAGATGAAATGTATGGCTGATAACATAAAAGTAGAACCAACACCAATTCAAAGAAATAGAAGAGATATTGCATTTGAATTATTAAGCTTAAGGTTACATTATGATAGAAACAGAGCTGATTATACTGAAGATCAAATTGTTGCATTGTATAATAAATTCTATGCTAATGCCGCTGTAATTGAGAATGAAAGTGTAGAAGATTTAAAAAAGTATTTATAAAAGGAAAAGAGAACTCTAGAAATAGGGTTCTTTTAATTTAAATAAAGGATTATAACTCTTTCTGTAGAATATTGTATTTGTATGAAGGGAGTTGATTTTAAATGATTATTAATGCCAAAAATATAGCGATGCAATTAGATAATAGCATAAGTTTATATGAAAATGTTTTGGAAGTTACAGAAGAAATTGTTAAATCAATCAACAATAATTCTGAAAAGGGTTCATTATCATTACATAATACACATCCAAACATAAATATAACTATAAATCCATTTGACATCGATATAATTATTAATTGTGAGAAAGTAAAACAATCAATGAAAAGCTATAATGTGGATATGAATACTGCCATTATGGATTTTATTTATGAAGGAATAAATAAAATTTATAAGTAGTTAGGAGGGGATAAAGCATGTTAATACCATTTGAATTTCCCTAGCGATAAAGCACGTGATAAATGGCTGATTTATCACTATCTTAAAAAGTCCTATACTGATATAGGGATTCAAGAAGATAAAGCTGATGAACTAACCGAAAATAGAATGATTGAAAACTCTAAGAATTTGTTTGGGTTCCATGGATTAGCATGGCAGCTTGGGCAAATATCCTTAGAGTTTTTTTGTAACTATTTTTTGCAGGATATATACCTGCCTAAAGAAGATAATGCTGCAGCTCCAATAGCAAAAGTTCATGAAGAGCTGTGGCATGATATCCAGGAATCAATTATTGGAAATGGACCTGAACAATTAGGAAGAGTCCTTCCTAGAGGGACTGGTAAAAGTGCTTTTGGTACTTTGGGTCCTACATGTTGGAGCGTAGCTTATAAGCATAAAACTTATGTACTTATCTGTTCTGATATAGGAAGTACTGCTGAAAAGTTCATCAAAGATATCAAGGATAACATGATTGAAAATGAGTATATCGAAAATGCTTTTGGTAAGCTCCTTGATGATAAGAACAGAAACTTTATTTGTAATGCAACTCAATTAGAGTTTATAAACCATACTTTTGTTGAAGCTATTTCATCTACTTCGCCAATGAGAGGTAGAAAATATAAGAATGTTAGACCAGATCTTATCATTCTTGATGATTATCAATCAGAAGATGATGTTAGAACCGAAGAAGCTAGAGAAAAGAAATGGAAAAGGTATTCTGATGATGTTAAGTTCGCAAAACAAAGACCAGTAAAGAGAAATGGTAAGGTTGTTAAAAAAGGTACTGTTCTTATGGCTTGGGGAACTCAACAACATAAAGAATGTTTCTATTCCAGGTTAATGAAATCTGCAACATGGACCTTTAAAAAGGAAAAAGGTGTATTAGTTGATGATTTCATAGATGAAGATGGTAAAAAGGTAAATGGTGTAGATCATTTATTTACTACAGGTTTATGGAAAGAGTTTAAGGATATTCTTTTTGACTTTAAAAATGATACAAGGCAAGAAGATGCCAAAGAGTTTTATTATGAACATGAAGAAGAAATGCAGTTCCCTATGTTATGGGAAGAATTTTGGACTTGTTTAGAACTAGCAATGGACTATTATGAAAATCCAAATTCATTTAAGCAAGAGGTTCAAGGTGATGTTGATTCCATAGGAGAAAAATGGTTCAAATATATAAGAACTGAAAACAGAGAAGAAATTGAAACTCACGATTTTATTAAAACAATGCTTTTAGCTGATCCGGCTGCAAGTGGTGGTAAAAGGAATGACTATAGTGCTTTTTTAGTTGGTTCAAGTGCTACTAATGGTAATAAGTATGCAAGAAAAGCTGAATTAGCCAAAATTAATGCTAGAAAAGAGTTTGATAAATATGTTGGCCATATGATTGAATTATTACTTGAATATCCTGAAGTAAGCCATGTGAGTATTGAAAAAAATACTTTTAATGGAGCAGATGCCTTTACATTAGAAAAGCTGATTAATGAACATCCAATTTTAAAATATAGAGGTATAGAAATTATAAATGAACAGCAAAAGAAAAATAAGGATGATAAGATCTCAACATCAATACCATATGTAAACAAAGGAGAAATTATTTTTGCTAAAGAAGATGAGGAATTTACAGATCAAGTAATGGAATTTGCAGGGCAAAAGTTTACTGTGCATGATGATGCTGCCGACGTAATGTCTGAATTTATTCAAAGAATTGACCAGGTTGAGGTTATTAGTACAATTCAAATATTAGACAGAAAAGCATTTGGTCTATAGGAGGTGATAAATTTGAATTTTAGTAATTTAATAAGGCAATTAGTTACAAAACAAGTAATTCTAGATTTAAATATTCCAGATCATTTATCATTGGTTAAGAAAATTTATGGGACCTATTATACGTATAAACAAATTTACAATAAGATGTATAGCTATTATAAAGGTGATACTGATGCAATGAAAAAGTATTTGTTTGTAACGGAAAGGTCTAATCTCAAGATTAATACTAATTTTATCAAGAAATTTATTAAAGAAGAGGTATCTTATACTGTTGGAAATCCGATAACCTATGAATCTAGAAATGATAACTCTGATGTAATTAAGGATATTGAATACTATACAGCTCACTGGGATGAACTTCACGATACTGATCTTATGAAGTACTTGATTATATTTACTAAAGTGTATGAAATATATTATTTAGATGGTAATGCAGATTTCTGCAGTAAAATTATAAAACCTACTGAAGGTTATGCATATGTTGATAATGCTTCAGGTAAGGTTTTATTTTTTATTCATGCATTCAAAAATGATTTTGACACTATAAATACTTACGTTGATGTTTATACTGATGAATTTATTTATCATTACGATGGACGTTTTAATGAAATTATGAAGCCAACAGAAAATATATTTGGAGAAGTTCCAGTAAGTGTTGGTAAATTAACATTAGAAGAATATCATGATAGCTTATATAAAGATATCAAAGGATTGCAAGATGCATTTGAAACTAACTTTAGCGATATAAGTAATGAAATAAGTGACTTTAGAAACGCTTATTTAGTTTTCATGGGGTGTCAAGTTGATGAAAAGCAAATTCCTAATATGAAAAAGTTGGGTGTACTAAATACTAAGGATAAAAATAGTGTTATTCAATGGCTTGTTAAAAATATTAATGATACTTTCATCCAAAACACACTTGATAGGCAGGTTGATACAATGTATCAAATAGCTTGCCATATAAACCATAATGAGAAGTTGCAAAGTAATCTGAGTGGAATAACCCTAAGATCACGTTTAATAGCACTAGAGAATAAATGCAATTTAGAGATTAAGGCTCATACAAATATAATTAAAAGTAGAAATAGATTCTTATGTATATATTTAAATCTAAAGAAAAGTAAGAATTACGATTATAAAGATATCAAAGCCCTATATACCCCAAACATTCCAACGGATGATTTAGCGACAGCTCAGATGTTTAATCAAACGCCTGAAGGAGTTATTTCTAAAGATACAATGAGGAGTAGATTTAGTTTTATTACCAATAAAGTTGCAGAGGCTGAAAAAGTTAAAAAAGAGCAACAAGAAGATTGGCCAAAGACAAGTTTGGATAAGGTAGTTGGTAATAATGGATAAGAATAAACTTACTCTAGAGCAACAATTTTTTAGTGATAAAACTTTAGAATTTGCTAAAGAACTTTATGATCAGACGGAAAGTAAATTAAAAGAAGCTTATAATGGGCAAATAAAAAATAGAAATGATTTACTAAACCAAATCGCAAAGATATTATTATCTTATAATATTGATGATAATATTTTAAATATAAATGCAGCTGATAAGAAGAAGTTATATTTAGAATTAAGTGATTTAATCATTAAGAATATTAAGTCGGAGCTTAATGTTGAAACAATTCTAACCAAAGACATTTTAACAAATGCTGCTAAAGAGAAATTCAATACTAATAATTATGTGTATAGCCTAGGGGCAGATTTCGAAATTACTCAACTAAGTGATGAGGTATTAGAGAAAATAATTAGTACTAAGGTTGATGATAAGTTATGGTCAGATAGATTGTATGATAATAAAAATGAAATGTGCAATGTATTACAAAAAGAAGTTGAAAAGTTTCTTAAGGGTGAAACAAATGTAAATCAAATTGGGCAAAAAATTACAAATAAATATGACATTAATGCACATGAAACCAAAAGATTAGTTCAGGATAATATATGCAGAGTGCAGGAGGGTGCTAATGATGTATGGCAGCATGAGCATGGAATAAAGAAAGTTATGTATATGGCGACTCTTGATGGAAAAGTGTGTTCAAGGTGTGCTAAATATGATACTGAAGTATTTGATACTGATGAAAAGCCTGTACAAATACCGCAGCATCCATTTTGTAGATGTGTTTATATATCATTAACGAATAAAGATTGGCATCCTAAGATGCGACTTGATAATGAAACTAAGAAAAATGTTAATTGGCAAAGCTATGAAGATTGGAAAGAAAATAATAGCATTATAAAAAGTAATGGTAAAGAAATTAAATCTTCAAATTATGAAAAAGTAGAGTCAAATATAAAATGGGATAATTATATAGATATATCAAAAGAAAGTTCAAATAAATTAAATGAAATTCATACAAATCTTAATAAATTTATGATTGAACAGGGAAAAGAAAAACTTAGTTTATTAGAGCTAAGTGGAAATAAAATATGCATTGAGCAGGTTGGAGAAGAAGAAAATGTTAAATTGTCAAAAGAGACTGTAAAAATATTGAAAGAGTCAGATGCTAATGATATAATATTTGTACACAATCATCCTGGTAAGACAACATTTTCTAGAGATGATATTGAGAAAATAATAACATATAAATCTATAAATGCAATGACACTTGAATGTGAGGATGGAAGTAAATATATAATACAAAGAGGGACTTATAAGAGTTCAAGTGTAAAAGGGTATTTATTCTATAATAAATATGAAAACATAAGGCGAAAGGTAGCACGAAATTATCCTGAATTAGAGGATGACGTGAAAATTTATGAGGTTTGGGATAAGTACATGAATGAAGTGGCTACAGCAGTATGTAATGATTATGGATTAATTTATAAGAAGGTGAAATAAAATGTATAATGAAACTCTTGATGGTTTCCCAGAATGGAAGGATATGCAAAAAGAAGGTATGACATTAGATGAGTATAATAAATTTGCTAAAAAAAAGACTATTCAAATAATGAAGGATAAATTAGAAGCCAGTAAGGATGAATTAACTAAAGATGAAGTTGAAGAGATAGAAGAGGCAATAAAGGAAGCTGAATTAGAACTTACTGAAATGTAAAAGCACTTACTTAATTTAAAAAGGTAGGTGCTTTTATTATACCTAAAATTAAGGAGTCAATATTGTGGGACTATTAAATTAATTAAAGATTAGTAAAAGCTAGTCTTTTTATTTTGCTTAAATTACGTCTTGTGGACGATTTGTGTACAAGGAGTAACAAAAATATTTAAATTACAAAATAATGTGTTCTAGGGCACGTTTGATGGTCTAGAGTATAGGAGGAATAAAGATGTTAAAAAAAGATTTGTTAGAAAAAATTAAAAATGCTAAAGATGAAGAAGACATAAATTCATTACTTGCTGGAACTGATATTGAAGAACAATTTAAAGGACCTGAACCAACTTTAGATGTTTTCAAGCAAAAAATTAAAGCTGATAAAGTATTCCAACAATTTATGGACAGTGAAAGAGATACTTATCATTCAAAGGCAATAAAAACCATGAAGGAAAAGGGAACGTGGGAATCTGAATTTGGAGACGTATTAACTCAAAAGTACCCAGATTTAGTTACAGATCCAACTCAAAAGAAATTACTAGATTTAGAAAAACAATTAGCGGAGGAAAAGGCTGCTAATGTAAAAAAAGATTTATTAGCAGAAGCAATGAAATATGCAAATGAAAAAGGAATAAAATTAAAATCCATTGATAAATATCTTGGTGAAGATTTCGATTCAACTAAGGCTAATTTAGACGATTTAGCTGAAGATTGGTCAAAAGGATTAGAAGCTATGGTTAATGAAAAAATGAAAGCAAATTCATACGTACCTGGAACTGGTGACGATGGAAAACCAATTAGTATTGGAGCATCATTGGCCGCCGAAGCAAATAAGACAAGTACAGCTGCAAGTGATCCTTGGGCTAAATAATAAGGAGGTAATATTATGTATATAAAATCAGAAACTTATCAAAATGAAATGGAGATATTGTATAGTGATGCAAATTTAGCTACTTTTAGTGGAACTGTTTTAGCATCAAATGTTGATGAAGGTGATGAACATGGGAAAAAATATGTAGTTGCTGGGAGTTTGATAGATAAAGATGGTAAGATTGTTACTCAAACTGGGGCCAGTGGATCAGAAACATTAACGACAATACCTGTTGGAATTGTATATAGAACTGTAGATCTAACTAATGGAGATCAACCATGTTCATTAATTGTTGAAGGATATCTAAGGGCAGATAGGGTTTTAGATGGATTTGCAGACAAAGCAATAGCCGCAATTAAAACAGCATTACCAAATATAACATTTAGATAATAAGGGAGGAATTAATAATGCCAAGAGTAGATGAAGTATTTAACACAAAGGAATTAATTAATTATTTTGCAGAAAGACAAACGGCATCAATGCTAGGAGAAGCTCTATTTCCAGAAAGGAAAATCCAAGACATTGAATTTGAAATGATTTTAGGCAGGGGAGGATTGCCAGTTAGTGCAACAGTACATGCATTAGATACTAAAACTCAAATTGCAAGCAGACAAGCAATCCAAAAAGGTGCACAAGAATTAGCACTCATTAAAAGACAAATTCCAATGAGAGAAAAGGACATTATAAAAGTTCAGAGTCCAAGAAATGATGCAGAATTAAAATTTGTGCTTTCTCAACTTTATAATGATGCTGAAGATATGAAAGAATCAGTAAAAGTTAGAGTTGAAGCTATGAGAATGGAGTTACTTTCTACTGGAAAGATTAAAATCGAAGAAAATGGAGTTAAAGTTACTTTAGATTATGGAGTTCCCGCAGGAAACCAAAAGTCTGTAACGTGGAAAACCCCAGATACAGATAAGCCACTAGATGATATAAAAACACTTGTTAAGGCAGTTAAAACTTCAAGTGGTTCAACTTCAACTAGAGCTTTAACTTCGGATACTATAATTGATACAATTTGCAACTGCACAAGTGTAAGAAAAGCTATATTTGGAGTAAACTCCGATATGGTTCCAACATTAGATGATTTGAATAATTTAATGTCTAGAATGAAATTGCCTAAGTTTGTTACTTATGATGAACTTTACAAAGTGGAGACTGCTAAAGGATATGAAACTAAGAGATATTATCCTGAGAATAAAATAACTATTTTTAGTTCAAATAATCCAGGAGAAACTATTTATGGTTTAACTGCTGAGGAAATCAAAATGATAGGAAATAATCAAATGGATGAAGCTGCAATGGTCGGAAATATATTTGTCGGAACTTATTCAAAACCTGATCCAGTGGTTGAATATACGAAAGCTGTAGCAACAGCTCTTCCATCTTGTCCTCATGCAGATGAAATTGGAATTATGTCTATAACATTAAGTTAGATTAGAGAGATATAAAGTCTCTCTTTTAACTATAATTAAGAGGTGATTAATTTGGTTGTAATTACTGATGAAGAATATGAACAAATGGCAATACAGGCTATAAGAGAATATAAAAATAAAGATCTTAAAGATGAAGAAATCAAGCAAAGATATTCATTAGCTATAAAATTAATAGTAGAAAATATAAAACAATCTCAAAAGGTTGATAAAAATATTAAGAGCGAAACTCAAGGTGCACGCAGTAAAACTTATAAGGATGATATTGTTATAATTGATAACAATATTGAATTACTTTTAGGAAGCTCTTATGTAAGGATGTATTAGCATGTTTTACGATAATAAAGAAATTCAAATTTATACTTATGGAGATCAGGATGATGAACATGGAATAAGCAGGACAGGTTATAAATTATTAATAACACAGAATCCAATTATGGTAGATATACAGCCTTATAGTACTGAAAAAGCTAAGAAAGATTATGGATATGATATTGAGTGTACAAGAAGAATGTTTTGTAACATTATTCAAGAGATTACTGAAGATTGCATTATAAAGTATAAGGATAAATTTTATGAAATTACTGGGATCCCTTGGGATGATGATTACTTAGATGTTATGCTGCTAGAGAAAAAAGATGTGATAATTGTAGAAAATGGTGAGCAGTAGTGTTGAGTTTTAATGACTTTAAGAAAAAAATGATGACAAAGTTTAGTAGGGTAAGCGGAATAATTATTGAAGAGATGGAAGAAAAGTCAACCATGTGTATCGGTGAGATTCAAAGTAGAACACCTGTGAAAAGTGGTAATTTAAGAAGGTCAATGACTCATGGCAAGGTAGAAATAGTTAAATTTAAGACTTACAAAATTAGAATAGGGAGTGCTCTTCCTTATGCTCAAGCAGTTGAAGAAGGGCATTTTCAAGAAGTAGGAAGGTATGTCCCTGCTATTGGCAAAAAATTAGTAAAAAGCTTTGTACCTGGGAGACATATGATTGGTGATAGTATAGAAATTTATCAAAGAGAGCTTCAGAAAAGTATTAAAGATAGAATTAGAAATGAGGTGTTTAAATGATTAAATATGTTGAGCTTTTATATAATACAACTGTTTTACTTAAAAAAACTTTTGGGTATAAAATTTCAATTAAAAAGAATGAACAGGAAGTAAAGAACCCTACATTTTTTGTATCGGTAACACCTTTAACAACTGATCCTTATTTAAGATATAATGAGAAACTTGTTAATATCTCTATAACTTTTACTGACAAAGTAGTTACCGAGGAGCAATTGCTTGATATGCAGGACCAATTAAATGAATTATTTGATATATACTTGGACATAGGAAGTAGAAAACTGGTATTTGGTAAGAAGAAATATAATAAAGCTGATGAGTTTGTCACATTAATATTGACGTTAAATTACTTAGATGGCAAAACTACTATTCCGGATCAAGAAAAGTACACTAAATTAATGGAAGAATTAATATACAGGGACGGTGATAAATAAATGGCGATGCAAAAAATTATGATTATGCTTAAAGCACTTGCTGAAAGTGGATCCAGTAGAAGTAAAAGAGGTATTGTGTGTTTAATATTAGATGATCCTAAGGTGACTGGATTGCATACTTACACAAGATTACGAAATGTAAAGGAAGAATACTCAGCAGATAATAAAGCTATAATTACTAGGTGTTTTAGTGATAGAGGTGTTAAGAATCTAAAAGTAGCATGCTTTAATTCAGCAGCTCAAACTCCAGAGACTATAGAAAAGGCACTTACAATATTAAATGATGTTAAATTTAATTACATGGCATGTCCTACAGTATCGGATAATAATGATAAATTGAAAATTGCTCAGTTTATTAAGGATCAAAGAAAGAATAATAATATATTAGTAAAAGCAGTCCTTCACGATTACGCTGGTGATTATGAGGGGCTTATTAATTTTATAAATAATAAAATTAATATGTCAGATGGAACAACAACTTATACAGGATTAGAATTTACAGTTGACATTGCTTGTTTAGCTGCTAATTGTGGTTTAGATAGTTCACTTACTAATATGGTAGTAGATGGAGTTAAATCAGTTGATGTTGTTGGCGATGATTTAGATACTTTAGTTGATGAAGGAAAGCTATTCTTATTCTATGATAATGATTTAGAATCAGTAGTTTTGTCTAAGGGTGTTAATTCTAAAGTAACTATTGGGGCTGATGAAAAGGACTCACTAAAAAAGATTAGAGTAGTTGATATTTTCGATATGATTAGAGATGATCTAAAAGTAACTTTTAAGAAGAGTTATCAAGGTAAAGTTAATAATTCTTTAAGCAAAAAAAGACTACTCGTATCAGCTTTTAATTCTTATATGAGGACCATGGTTAAGCAAGGGGCTCTAAATGATGGTGAAACGTCTGAAACTTGGCTAGATGTGGAAGCACAGAAGGATTATTTAGAAGATCAAAAGGGTTATGATTGCTCAAACATGAAAGATGAAGAAATACTAGCATGTGATACAGATGAAAAAGTATTTGTTAAAGGAAGAGTCTATGTTGTTGATGCTATGGAAGATTTAGACCTTATCTTAAATTATTAGTAGAGGAAGTGATTAGATGGAAAAGTTTGAAGCTAAGGACGTCATTAATGGCAAGTTTTTTTCATTATGGCTAGATGGTGATATGTATGCAGAAGTAAAAGCAGCTTCAGCAGAATCATCACTAACAACCGAAAAGATTCCTATAGCTGGTCAGTTGGGAAATGGTACAGTTGTAACTGGAGCAGAAGGAACAGGGACAATAACATTCCATAAAGTCTTTAGTGATTTGCCAAGTAGAATCAATGATAAAATTAAGGCGGGTTTACCATTCAATTTTGATTTGATTTCAGAATTAAATGATCCAAGCCAAGATGGTGTTGAAAGAGTTATGATAGAAGATTGCACACTAACAAAATTCAAAGTCATAGATGCTGATATAACTAAAATGTTAGAGAGTACCTATGACTTTTCTTATGATCCATGTAAAGTAACATACGAATAGAAAGGATGATATTGATATGGCAATTAAAATAGAGGACCTACTTAAGAATAAAGGTATTTTAGATAAGAAGATAAGTGAAAAGACAAAGGAATTAACAATTAAGTCTTTAAAGGAAAACGGAATCGGAGATGGCAAAATAATAATTAAATCATTAGATATGGATACAATACAAAGCGCCATTAGAGAAGCAAAAGGTGATATGTATAAATCTAGTATAATTGCATGCTATAAAGGTATAGTTGAGCCAAATTTAAAAGATAAAAAATTGCATGAGGGATATGGATGTAAAACTAATCCTCATGGGATTGTTAACCACTTTTTAGATCCAAGTGAAGTTAAAGCAGTTTCAGATGAAATATCAGCATTAAGTGGTGTTGGTAGAGATGCAAGTGAAGTAATTGAAGAGATAAAAAAGTAATAAAAAAAGACCGAGAATTCAGAATGATTTCTTACTACATAGATAGAGGACATGAAATCAAAGAATTACTTGGGCTTTCTTATTATGAAAGACTGTTTTATATAGCAAGTATGGAATTAAATCATGAAGAAGATTTAGATGAGAAAATATCATTGAATCCATTTATAAAGAAAAAGTGAGGTGAGTAATTATGGAGGATTTCTTTGGAGGGAGCCTGTTAATTAAAGATGCTTTTTCAAATACATTTAATCAGTTTGATAATTCTGTTTCTAAAGCATCGAATGGATTTAAAATGTTTACTAGTTCAATAGGTCAAAGTGAAAGAGCAAATAGGTTAGCTACTCAAAATATGAAAAGCCAAATTGCTCAACTTTCACAGACTTATACTAAAGAAGGTTATACTATGGGGCAGGCAATCAGAAAGGCTACAAGTGAAATTTCCAGAGAAGCTCCGAAGAGCGGTAATTCGTGGGTTGATGCTTTTGGACGTATAAAACAAGTTGGTGTTGATGCATTCACAGGGATAGGAAATAAAATGCAAGCTTTTAGTAATTCCACGTTAGGAATGGTGGCTAAAATAACAGGAGGCCTTATTTCCTTAAAAGCTGCTAAAGAAGGATTAGGTGAAGGCTTTAAAACTGCTATGGAATTTCAGGATAGCAGGATGACTCTTGATACATTGTATGGGAGTGCCACTAAAGGTGGAGAAAAGTTTAAAATGGCAACAGATTTTGCGAATGAAACACCTTGGGAAGAATCTGAAACAGTTGGGTCTCTAGTTAAAATGAAAGCTTATGGATTAGATGATAGTAAAAAAATGATGACTATGATGTCAGATCTAGGAGCGACATTTAAAAGTATGGGACAAAACATGGATACAGCTACAGAGGCTTATGCAGACATGATAAATGGCCAATGGGAACGTATGACCCAATTTGGAATTAAACGTGAAACGTTAGATAAGTTTGCAAAAGATAATGGTATGAAAGCTTTTGATAATAAGCAAGGACAAATTACAGACAAGGATGCATTAGCAAAAGTATTTGAACAATATATGAAAGATAAAAATTATACTGGAATGACAGATAAGTTAAGTCAAACTGCTAGTGGAAAGTTATCTACTATGACTGGAAATCTAAAGAAGTCTTTAGCTGAATTAGTTGGTATCGCTGAGGATGGAGGTGTTAAGAGTGGATCATTATTCGAGAGATTTATAAATGGAATGCAAAACTTTATTAGCAAAATGGATTCATTTGCTGGAAGTGAAAACTTTAATAAAATTTCAAATGCTCTTGGAGATATAGGTGGAGCAATTTCAACTGGATTTGGTTACTTAATGGAGCATCCGGAAATCGCCTCGAGTTTGATAAAACTTAGTATTGGTATGTGGGGATTAGGAAAAGTAAGCTCAATAATAACAACATTTACTGGAGTAATAGGCTCATTTTCAGAAGGCGGAATATTGGCTGGGTTAGTTCCGGCATTAGCCCCCATAGCTCCATATGTACTTGCCATAGGTGGTGGATTTTTAGTGCTGAAATCATTACTTTCTCCAGATGGAATGTTAAACAGAGGTCTTAGCTGGTTAATAGGTAAAATTCCTGTTTTTGGAGAAGAATTACAAAAAGGCTGGGATGAGAATTCAAATGCTTTAGCGGAATTCTTTAATGAGGCCAAAGAAGGTTGGGAGTTAATACTAGGAATTAAAAGTCCAGACGATATATTTAATAAGCAAGATGAAAATGTAGATCCAAGCACCTTGAAGTGGTATGGAGGTAAGGATGGTAAAACATTAATAACTGATAATTCGAATGTCAAGTTTGCTACTGCAGGTGATTTGATGAAAAGCGGAGCTATAACAAAAACAAATGCTAGTAATCAATCTAATAATAAAACTGAGGTTAATTTTAATATTAATAAAGTTGAAAAAACTGCCGATATTGATGAATTCATGGAGGAAGCAGTAAAGAGAATAGATAAACATTCACAAATAAGAAATAACTTAGATGATTAGAAAGGTGTGAGAATATGAGTGATTTAAGAAAGGTATGGATTAAAAGTTTTACTGAAAATCTAGAAATTGTATTACCTATCACGCCTTTTCCTAAATTTAAAGAAAGTATGTCCACTAACGTTCAAGAGTTATTTGGATTTGGGGAAATAGATTCAGGATCAAATGTTAAGTTAGATACCTGGACATGTGAAAGCTTTTTTCCAGATGAAAATAATAATTATAGCTTTGATGTTTCTTATATAAAGTATGCTCCAGAATATTATGTTGAAGTTTTGTCTAGATGGATGAAACAGGAGCAGGTACTTGAATTTCAATATTATACTGCTAACAAAACTTTAAATGCATATTACTGCAAAATAGTAGGCTTTGATCATGAAGAAAGGAATGGAAGTAAGAATGTTTATTATACATTGTATTTTAGAGAACATAAAGAATTAAACGTAGAATACCAAGGTTCTGTTAATAGTGCTGCAATTGCAGCTAGCTATGGAAGTGATACTTATTATGTAGCTGAAGGAGATACCTTAATAACTATTGCTGCAAAGATATATGGAGATAGCACAAAGTGGAGTTATTTAATGAATAAGAATAATCTCAAAAATCCATTAGATATAACTGCTGGACAAAGTTTGAAATTGTGAGGTCTATATTATGAATGATTTAAAATTGCAAGTACGGAAGTGGAATGATACAGCGAATTATCATTATATACAAGATTATTGTACGTCAATAAAATTACCTAAGAGTTTTAGCCAAATTGCTGCAGAGTTGAGTTTTGAAGTACCATATGCAACATTATCGGCCTCATTATTGGCTTTAAATATTGAGATGGGAGATTTAGTAACTTTATTTTATAAAGAAACTCAAATATTTAATGGAAAAGTTATTGATACAAATCTAAAAGGTAAAGCTCAAACATTATCAGTAAACTGCTATGACTATACATGGTGGGTTTGTAAATCTAATATAACTAGAAATTTTAGTAAAATATCAGTTAGGGATGCATTAATAGATATTTATAAATCGCTTGGAGCAAGTTATCAAATCGATAGTGAGCTTGGTGACAATGGAAATATTATTATAGATAGTCATTTGGTTAAAAATAAACCAGCTTCAAAGGTTTTATATGCAATATATAGTGAAGTTACTAAGGCCAAATCTGGTGTTTATTATTACATGCATACAGAGGGTGATGGATCAACACTTACTATTACTGAGGCGGATAAGTATTATAGTGGATTAACAATACAAGCTCCGACATCTAAGAATTCAGCAGATGGTAATTTGATTGATTATGAAATAAGCGAATCAATGCAAAACATGATTACAACCATTGAATTTCATAAGACCAATGGTGAGGTATACAGTGAGATTGGGAAAGGTGGAGCAATATCTTTACCTGATGATGATATCAAGAGATATGGTACTATTCAGGAAAATATTGAGGTAGATGACGATGATACAAAGGCCATAAAAGCACAAGAGGAAGGCAACCAAAAGTTAAGTGTACAAGGTAAGCCATCAGAAGATCTTGAAGTCACTTGCATAGGTGATATAGGATATCAAGTAGCTTATGGAGTAATGGTAAAGATTCCAGGGACTAATTATTATGATAAGTTCATGTATATAGTTTCAAGTGAATGGAGCTGGGCTAAGAATAGCAAATTTGATAAAGAATTTAAATTTATAAGTAAATTAACTCTATCACCAAGTAAAAATCAAAATTTAACTGAGTGGACAGATATTGAAGAGAAACAAGATAGTAATTCCAATAATATTGGCACATCAAGTGATTTGGTAAATAGAATTATCGCCGAGTTAAAGAGACATTTAGGTTTAGCTTATAAATGGGCAGGTAAATCTCCAGCAGATGGAGGAATGGATTGCTCTGGATATATAGCTTATGTTTATAATCAGTTTGCAAGTGAGCTTGAAATAAAATCTAGTGATGGTAATTTATATTCTCAAACAGAAGTTATGATGACCGAGGGAAAAGATGTAACTAGTGATTTTCCTGATAAAGTTAGAGCATGTGATATTATATTCCCTAATCCAGGACATGTTGTAGCTTATATTGGAAATAACCAAATCATAGAAGAGCCTAATAGTAAGAGCGTATGCAGAATTGTTAATATGTCAGAAGATAGTAGATTTAAAGAAGTTACTAAAGTTATAAGAGTAGTTCCAGATAGCGCGTGGGAAGCAAACTCAGGAAGTGCTAATGGTAGTAGTGGAAAATATTCTAGTAAATTAGTTGAATTTACTGAATCATGGGAAGGATTCAGAAGCAGTGTTTATTATGATTCAGGAGGAGTTGCGACTATAGGCTATGGAACTACTGCGCAGGCTGAAGGCGGCATTGGAACTACTGCAATATCAAAAGGAACCTGTACAGAGGAAGAAGCTGAAATGTGGTTAAAGGTTGAAATGGATGCAGTATCGAAGCAAATAGAAAAAACTTGTTTAAATAAGGGTGTTACTTTGAATCAATTCTTTTTTGACTGTATATGCGATTTATGTTATCAATGGGGATGGCCTACAATCTTAAACAGTGATAAACATAATATATTTTCTAGTTTGTGCAATGGTGACGTATCTACAGCTAAATCAGGAATCATGTCATTAGGGTATGGAAGAAGAGATAGTGCTAGATGTGATGTGTTATCAGGAACTTATACTTTGAATGATTAGAGGTGATTAAATGAGTAAATGGGAAGAAAAATGGATAAAACATGTTGAAAAAGCATCCAAGAATGCTATTGATTTAAAAGAGATAGAGATGGGAAGAATTGTTTCAGTAAATCCATTAGAGATTATAAATGGAGATTTATCTTTGTTTGAAGATAATTTATACATAAATCCTAATTTATTAGATCATACAAGAGAATTTAATGTTTTAACAGGAACTATTGGAGGTAGTACAACTACTATTTCTGATGGTTTTATTTATTTTAAATCAGAATTAAATCAAGATGATCTAGTTGCATTGATAAAACTAAATAAAAAGAAATATTTGGTTTTATGTAAGATAGGAGGAGTGCAATGAGCATTTTCCCAAGAGATTATAACCAAGCAAGTAATAAAAGCAAAAATGTAATAACTAAATCAGAATCTCTACCTTTGTTAAAAGAATATGCGATTGATTTTGATAGTGGTGAAATTTTAACAGATGAAAAAGGAAAGTTTTATATAGTTGATGGAATTGAAGCTGTAAAAGTTAGGTGTTGGTTAGCATTAAAAATTCAAAAGGGAAGGTATTTGATTTATCCTAATGAAGGCAATAATCTTAAAAGTTTAATAGGAAAAGATATTACTTACGTAAATAAAAGTATTCAATCGATATTAAATGAAGCATTAGTTGATGGTATGTATGTAACATCCGTAAATAATATAAGTATTGAACAAAATGGAGATACATTTACAACAGAATTTACAATAAACTCTATCTATGGTTCCTATAATAAGGAAGAAAGTTGGTGATAAAATGGCCTTCTATAAAAGTGCAGAAGATTATTATAAAGAAATGACGAGTACCATAACAGACGTTGATACATCAGAACATAGTCTTATATATGCAGCTCTTATGCCAGCATGTTATGAATTATCTTATCAATCTTTAATGCTAGATGAAGTTACTAAAAGAGTATTTGCTAAAAGTGCACTAGAAAATGGTTATTATGATGATTTAAGAAATAGATGCTTAGAAATGGGGATAGAGCAAAAGCTTGCTACTACAGCTACTGGAACTATTAAAATTACTGGGAAAATAAATTCAAAACTTCCAAGTGGAGTATTAGTTTCAACAGCACTCGGAATAACATATTTAACTCAATCAGATGTAATAGTCAATTCTGAAGGCATAGGATATACAGGAATTATAGCAAGTGATAAGGGAAGTAAATATAATGCTAATGTTGGAGATGTTAGCTTATTACCAGTTAAATATGAAGGGATATATGGAGTTACTAATGAATCAAAAATTGATAATGGTTATGATGATGAAACCTATGAAGCATTATATCAGAGATATTTAACAAAGGTACAAACTCCAGCTACCAGTGGAAATAAATATCACTATAAAAATTGGGCTCTTGAGGTAACTGGTGTTGGCAGTGCTGATGCTATTCCACTATGGGATAAAAGCAATGGATTAAATGGTAATGGTACTGTTAAAGTGATTATTACAAATAGTAATTATAGAGCTGCAGGTGCTGATTTGATAAAGGCCGTATATGATCATATTGAAGAAGAAAGACCTATAGGTCCAATAGTAACTGTAGTTTCAGCAGAGGAGCTTATATTAAATATTTGTGCGAAAATCGAGTTTGATTCGGCTACTTATGATTCTAATACTTTAAAAAATAATATATCAAGTATAGTATCTGATTATTTAAAGAACGGTGTGTCGTTACCTAAGAAATTAAAAGAGATAAGTATAATGAAGATAGGGGCATTAATTCTGAGTGCTACTGGAGTAGATGATTGTACAAGTGTATCCATAAATTCTTCAACTGTAAATATTCCTATAGCTGATAATCAATTACCTGTATTAGGTGAGGTGATGTTTAATGTTACTTAGAGAATATGTACCACCAGTTTTGTGTAATGAAAAAATATTTAGCAGAATATATTCAACACAACAAGAAAAAGTTGATGGCATAAATAATGATATACAAGATTTAATAAATCAATGCTTTATAGATACTGCCACATGGAGCTTATCAATATGGGAAGAGGAATACGGACTTAAAACAGTAATAGACGATACTTATGAAAATAGAAGAAATAGGATTAGAGCCAAGAAACGAGGTACAAGAACAACAACAAAAGAAGTAATTAGAGGTATATGTAATAGCTTTGTTGATAAAACAATAATTACAGAATACGGTCCACAGTACTATTTTGACTTATTGTTAAAAAGTTATAGCGGATTTCATAATTATTTACAGGATCTTATGGAGATTATTGAAGAATTAAAGCCAGCTCATTTAGGAGTTACATATCATTTGATGGCCGTAACTCAATCTAATCTGTATATTGCATTAGCTGGATTTTCAGGAGAAATTATTAAAACATATCCATGGACACCGAATGACATAGAATCTAAACTAGACTATTATGTTCCAACATTCCAGCCTTCTAGTTTAGAGAAAATAAAAACATATCCTAAGGAGGCGATTTAATGTCAGAGAAATTCTATAGCTTGCTGACTAATATAGGAAAAGCAAAAATTGCTAATAGTGTTGGGCTTGGAACAAAAATTAATTTTTCGATAATGAAGGTAGGTGATGGAGGAGGCTCATACTACGATCCCACTGAAGATCAAACAGATTTAAAAAATGTTGTTTGGCAAGGAAATATAAATCATGTTGAAATTGATGAGGAGAACCCAAATTGGATAAATATTGAGGTGATGATACCTTCAACAGTCGGAGGATTTACCATACGGGAATATGGGGCCTTTGATGAAGAAGGAAATATGCTAGGAATATGTAAGTGTGCTGAAACTTATAAACCTGTGATTGCAGATGGCTCAACAAAGGAATTACTTTTGAATTTGGTATTAGCAATTTCTAATACTAGTACTGTTAGTCTTAAAGTAGATCCAACGATAATATTTGCTAAGAAGTCAGAAGTTGAGCAACTAAGAGCAGATATTAATACACAATTGTCAGATATGGTGTATCAAACAGCAGGAGGATCTGCCACAGTAATAACACTTACAATTAAAGGAACGCTAGTAACTGGATATCCAATAACGTTTATAGCAAGTGCAAACAATGGTGGAGTTGCTACTAAAATAAATGGAAAATCAGTATACAAACCTGGAACAACTACACCACCAAATTTTATTAAAGATAAAGCATATACTGTATGGTATAACTCGATAAGTGATTGTTTTTTTATCAAAGCTAGTGCAGAGGGGACTGCTGTAGCCACCAATGTACTAGCAGGAACGACTTTTAGTAATGATATCGATACTGGTATTCCTGGCGGAATGGCTAATAATGGAGCTGTTTCATCTACGTTAACAAACAATAATCAAGAATATGTAATACCGGCAGGATTTCATAATGGGTTAGGAAAAATTAAGGCAATAATAACTAATTTAGCAGCTGCAGTTATAAAGGCTGGCACAACTGTAGGAGGAATAGTTGGCACATTTACGTCAGATGCAACCGCAGTCGCAGCCGACATCATAAATGGTAAAACAGCATATGTAAATAGTAATAAGATTACAGGAAACGCAACGATAAAGAGCTTAGGGGGATATGGAGTGGGAGATATAATAGATGCTGAAAGCTTATCATATAGCTTTACGAGCATAAGAAGCACCACAGATTATAAAAACATTCCGAAGATGGTACATGATAGCTCTGGTAATTACTATATACTAGATGGCACATATGTAAGAAAATTTAATTCTAGTGGTACGTTGCAATGGTCTTATAATTGTGGGAATACAGTAATGGATATAGCAATAAATATTTTAGGTACTTATATTTATATAGCAGATGGGAATGCCAACAGCAATATTAATGGTAATATCAGAAAAATAAGTTCTAGTGGTGTGCAAGCATGGGCTTACCCTGTTACTAGTTATTACATGGACTCATTAGATATAGATAGTACAGAAAATGTTTATGCATCAAGTAATAGTAGCTCCAATTATGGATATATATATAAAATCAATTCTAGTGGCACTTTACAATGGTCTGTTTCTGTTTATGGCGCAGGAGCTAGGGCTTTGGTATTGGATAGTTCTGCAAACATTTATCTAGCGGTGTTTAGTAGTAGCTATAGTAGTGCTACTATTTACAAATATAATTCAAATGGAACAATGTTAGCACCAACATCTGGTGTAGGGATAAGTTATTTCTCTAAGATATGTATAGATAGTGCAAATAATATATATGTTTTAGTAGAAACAGGTTCATTAGCTGTTCTATATAAATACGATACTAATTTAAATATAATAAAATCACTAAATTTTAGTAATGATAATGTACAGGAAATAACAGTAAATAAAGCAAAAAATACATTAAGGTTAGCTCATTATGATACAGGGAGAATTTCAAGATTAGATTCTGATTTCAATATACTAAGTACTATACAGACAGGTATAAAATCAACTCCAATATATAGTGTAAACATGGTTGCTGATAATGTTGTAGCATTAAGTAATTCAATTCAAACAATATTCTATAAAGAACAATTTACAATAACATCATAGAAAGGTGGTAATTTTAGATGATATTTTTAGGGCTCGAGAAAATAGATGATACAAAAGCTAAGGTGGTTCTAATTCATTATTTTCCTGATCAATTAACAGAAGAAGAGAAAAGCAAAGGTGTACTTGTAGAGAGTTTGCCTATAGATGAAGGAAATAAGGATGGAAAACTGAAAGAACTTCGTTACAGTTATGAGAGTAATACAGCTTATTATGAATATGTAGATATTCCAAAATCAGAATTAGAACTTTTAAAGGAACAAGTAAATGACTTAGCACAAGCAAATGCAGAGCTAACAAGTATAGTAGCAATGGGAAAAACCAATGCTTAGTATAATAAATTTAATTTTAAGGAGAGTGTTTAGAATGCAATTTAATAAAAATAGCGGATGCGTAAAAGTATGGGTAACATTAATAGTAGGAGGTACTTATGAATATAAAGATGTTCCTAATCTTTTGAATTTACAAGAACAAGTAAAATTAGTTCTTGTAGATATGGGAATTAAAGAAGATTCAACAGCAGAAAGTAGTGCATCATAGGAAACTAGGAAGTAGTAAATAAAAGGATATAAGCAATAGATCAGCACCAATGAGGTGTTTTTTTACTGCTTATATAAAAGTATTGACTTTAGAAAGATTATATTTATATATGTAAAAAATTACTTCATTTTGAATATATAAAAGAATTTGTATTACGATTTTCCTTGGATTAAATTGGTATAGCAGTTACTATAAATATAGAGAAAAGAACGCGCGTTCATTTATTGTTCAAATTATTTAATAAGGGAGAAATGATAAATGAAAAATTACTTTAAAAACTTTAGTATAATGTTTATTATGATATTAGCTATTGTGGGTGTTGGAATATTTAAAGACGGAATTATGGCTAATGCTGCTACAATTGGACAACAATTATTAGAACCAGAAACTGGTTGGAGACGATATGAAGATTCAAATAGTGAAATAAATTATACAGGTACTTGGTATGTAGGTGATATTCATAATACATCCCCATATGGAGCATCTGACAGTATTACTGGTTCTTCAGCAAAACTTAATTTTGATTTCTATGGATCAAAATTAAGAATTATAACATATGCTGATCCAAATGGTAGCAAGAATGTAAAAATTACTATAGACGGAACTATATATGATGCGTTTACATCTTATAATAATAGCAATATGACTAAACGTTTATCATATGAGATAACAGGTTTAGGTTTTGGTAAACATACTGTTTTAATTGAGAATCAATCAAATAACTCTTTGTATTTTGATGCTATAGATATAGATAAAGAAGGATATTTATTACCATATAATGAACAAGTTGAATCGATGTCATTAGATAAATCAACCATGAATTTAATAGAAGGAGATTCATCACAATTAACAGCTACAACAACTCCAGAAGCAGTAGGAGTAACATGGAAGTCAAGCGACCCTTCAATAGCAACTATAGAGGTAGATCCTACCAATGGTAAAATCACAAAAGTAAATGCACTGAAAGAAGGAACTAGCACTATAACAGCAACTACAGCAGATGGAAGTAATTTGAGTGCATCATGTATTATAAATGTAACTAAAAAAGATGTTCCTCAACCTACAGAACCAACAGGAACAGATAATATAGTTAATATTGCTCATGCAAAAGGTGATAACACTAATAATGCTGGTGGAGATGTTACAATTATATTTCATGGAGCAGCTGATACTACATTAAGTGTAGTAAAAACAGCAGATGTAAAGGAAGTATGGGTAGGAGACAATTTTACTTATACTATAGTAGTAACTAATACTGGCACAAAGACAGCTAAAGCAGTAGTAGTAAATGATCCAGCTCCTAATCATATTGATTTTTTAGTTAATGGTGTAACAAGTACTCAAGGTAAAATTGATCCAAGCTCAACATCTAAAAATATTATAGTTAATGTTGGGGATATTGCTCCAGGTGCAACAGTTACAATAAAAATACCTGCAACAGTAATTCTTTAAATATATGTTTCAACAGAAGGAAGAAAAAATAAGGGAGAAATTATAAATGAAAAATTATTTTAAAAGATTCAGTGTGATGTTATTAATGACTTTGATATTAGCGCTTGGGATTTGTGTAGGCGCTTTTGCTGATGATACTGGAGTAGTTGGAACTAAGAATCTAAATAGTACTGGTGAAAATAGTGCTAATATTGGGGATCAATTAATAGTACCAGAAATAGGATGGAAAAGATATGATGATACTAATTCAAGAATTAATTTTTCAGATGGTTGGACTAGGGCGGATAATAATCAAACAGACAGTTATCGTTTATCTAACTCATATAAGAAACCGACTAATGATTTAGATACTATAAAATTTTCTTTTTATGGTTCAAAAATAAGAATTATAAATTATGCATTTAGTGCATACGCAAAAGGGCAAACTATAATAATAGATGGTATAAAACATGATTTTGATGAGAATAGAACTAATGCTCAAGGAACAACGTTGTCATTTCAACTATTAGGATTAGAAAAAGCAAAACATAATGTAATTATAGTTTCTCCTAAAGCAGATGGATATACTGGATTGGATGCTGTGGATATTGATGAAGATGGAGAATTATTACCATATAATGAATCAATAACGTTAGATAAAGCAGCAATTAATATTACAGAGGGTGATTACGAACAGCTAACGGCCATAACAACTCCTGCGGCAGTAGAAGTTATATGGAAATCAAGTGATCCTTCAATAGCATCTATAGAAGTTGATCCTAGTAATGGTAAACTTATAAAAGTAAATGCACTTAAAGAAGGAACTTGTACCATAACAGCAACCACAGCAGATGGAAGTAATTTGAGTGCGTCATGTACAGTAAATGTCAATAAAAAAGATATTCCTATTCCTAATACGGATACAAAAACAGGAGCAATATTAATAATAAATTTAACAGATGGAGAAACCAAAGTATTTGATGTTTCATATTCAGAAGTGAGTAAATTTAAACAATGGTATAATACTAAATCAGAGTTTGAAAATAAACTTACATACGAATTTAGTAAAACAGTTAATTCAAATATTTCAATAGAAGAAGATGTTGTACATGACCAAATAACATCTTACGAAATAAGAAAATATTAAAAATGTATATTAGAGCACTTGCAGAAATGCAGGTGTTTTTTGCATATAAAAAATTTGAAATAGGGTAGGTGTAATATGAATGAAGAATTAATTAGACACGAAATAGAAACTCACGACAAAAGGCTTAATAATCATGGAGATAGGCTTGATAAACTTGAACAGGATGGGAGGGAATTAAAGACAGAATTAAAGAACTTATGTGAAAATCTGAAAAACTTAACTAGTATGATGAAGTGGTTTATAACTGCAATTGGAGGAGCTTTAATAAGCTTCTTTTTTTATGCAGTTCAAACAGGAATATTTAATAAATAATTGGAGGTATGGAAAATGATAAAAGCTATTTTAAAATTATTAATCGAAGTATTAGGCAAGAGAGCAATTAAAGCAGGATTAGAAGAAACATTATTAAAAAATCAAAATTATATTACGGCAGCCAAACAAATTTGGAATGTGGTTGAAGAAAACTTTAGAATCACTAAGACTGTTGAAGAAAAAATTGCAAGCAAAGCAGATGAATTCGATAAAATGTTACTTGCCAAATTCCCAGAATTAACTCAGAACGATATATCTGAATTAAGACAGGCAATTGCTGGTGAAGTAAATCAAGGGAAAGATGCTGCTTTAAGTGAAGTGGCTGCATTAAAGATACTACAAGATAGAAATGTAGAATTACAAACTGAGAATGCAAGTTTAAAAGATCAATTAAGCAAATTCAAATTGCTTGCGGCAGCAACAGCAAACACAGATGTACAGCAAACAGTATAAGAATAGTTTTTAGAGTAGCCTTTATAGGTTGCTCTTATTTTTTTATTATAGAAAGGAAGATATAAATGAAAGGTATAGATGTAAGTAATCATAACGGAAATATAAATTTTAATCAGGTAAAAGCTTCGGGAGTAGAAGCAGTTTACATTAAAGCTACAGAAGGAACAACTTTTAAAGATAGTTATTTAGACACTAATTATTCTAATGCACATTACGTAGGATTGAAGACAGGATTCTATCATTTTCTAGTTGGGACTAGTGCGCCGGAAACTCAGGCCAATAGTTTTTATAATGCTATAAAAGATAAAGCCAGTGATCTTATTCCAATGCTAGATGTAGAAACTAATTTTGATGGATTAATGGACTATATATTAAGATTTATTGCTAAATTTAAAGAGCTATCTAATATACAAATTGGTATTTATACTTACACTAGTTTCATGGATAACTTAGATAATAGGATTGCTGATTATCCATTATGGGAAGCTAATTACAACAATAATCCATGGCAATTAAATTCTAATTTCTTTACCAATAGAGTAGGGCATCAATATAGCGAAACAGGATCAGTAAGTGGAATAAATACTGATTGTGATATGAATGAGTTTAATGAAGGAATATTAAATAAGACCACTGGATATGTTGTTACAAACTATCTACCTAATGGGTACCAAGGAAATAATGAATTTGAAGGTGTTGATTCTGATTATGTACTTCAATATTTTAAAGGGGTTAGGTGTTATTTTAGGGGAAACGAAAATGGTGTGTGGATTGAAACTCAGAATCTATCTATGAGCAGATGCTTAGAATTAAAGGAAACTTTGGGAAGTTGGTTTTATGATATAAAATAATATAGTTTTGTTCAACTAAAGAAGTAGTAGCTAGTAGAGATCAAGCTACCACTCTGTTTTATGTCAGTACTTTAATGTTAAGAACAGAATTAGGAAATATACTATTATATAAATAATATATTATAAATTAGAGAGTGTGTGATAAAAAATAGAAAAGATAGCGAATGAATTCATATAAATATCTTTTTACATTTTTTGGGAAAGGATTATAATATAATTAGAAGAGTTAATAGGATTAGTTGGGTGTTCATTTAAACATTTCTGAATAAGGGAAGTAGAGAGAAATAATTATTCCCATTTCCCTTATTCTCGGATATGCAAATATAAAAGCTAGAATATTTACATACAAATTAATATAAGATACCATAGAAATTATTAATATAAATTATGTTTTTAATTTTAAAAGCAGTAGCTAGAAGCAATCTAACTACTGCTTATTTTCTTAACACGGAGAAATATACGACGATATAAATTCTTATATCACTTTAATATATTATGGCACTGGGAAAATGCTACTAGAATATTCAAATATATTAGTGCATGAAAAAATAAAAACAGTAATTAGGGTGAAGCTAATTACTGTTTTTTGAAATTGATATTATACTAGTATTTTAAGAATAATAACTTTTCAGGAAATATTACTATAATAACAATATACTATAAGTTAAAGAAATCGTTACAACTGTAGGAGTGTAAATTAAATAAAAATAGTTCATATTTGCAATTAAAGAGTGTTATAATATTTATGAGACAATTAATAAAAAAATGTTGGGTACTCATTTAAGCATTTTAGAGTAAAAGGAATAGAGAGAAATCTTTATTCTTTTTATGTTAACGGATATATAATAACAGCAGTCAGGAGGTTTCTAACTGCTGCTTCTTTATAAAAACGAAAGGTAATATAATTTTTTTATAAATGCATATAAAAATTAACACGACATGGAGAAAATGCCGCTTATATTAATTAATATATTGTAGAGTAGAAAGAAATGTTACAGAAAAAAATTTATAGTTTTGTAAATGGCTATAATTTTCAATAGATATAGGGATCATATAAAAAATACAATCCCTTTAAGTATATATATATATATGAACCAATACCCAATCACTATTATTATATTCGGTATTTGAGAAAAGAAGAACAAAAGGCAGTAAATTTTCAATTAATTCACTGTCTCTTTATAATTTGCCAAACCATGAAAAAGTAATCAATTATAGTGTTAGTAAATTTCTACTATTTATACTATGGATTATTTGAGTTTCATATAATATAATATAATATTCCACAACAGCATTAAGGTGGTGATTTTATTTTATGAAAGATGTAACTATAGATACAATCAAAGATACAATCAAAGATACAATAAGAGATCTTCCAGAAGAGGAGCAAGAAACGATATTACATTTAGCAGAAATATTTGAGGGTGAAGAAGATACCATTAATGAATATATTAAGAATGAATTGCTTGATGTATAGGAGAATAATTGATATAATATGTTCGATTAGATTGCACAAATACTAGTTTTAAAGGTAGATTAGGTAAAAATACTTAGTCTACCTTTTATTTTTTGCGCAAAATAGAGATAGCAGAAGGTCAGGCGAATGACAGTCGAGCTATCTCTATTTGATTAATGTAGCGGTACGTTTTAATTATTAGCAGTATTTGAATAAATTATGCATAAGATTATAAAGAATAAAAAGGCAGCAGCCGAAGCCACCACCAGTCCATTTTGCAATTTTATTATACCTATAAAAAATACTTAATTCAAGAGGAAACAAATATTAAAAAGAGATAGCTGGGAGACTGAGAAATTGCTATCTCTTTCTGTGCGTATAAATTTTACATTTGAGCAGTTATATTATCTGCAGAACATAAAAAAATATACATCTAATATAACTTTTTTTCATACTACAGTTTATGTAGAAAGTGTGCAGTAAGAAATAAAAATAATGTTCTTTGAAAATTGAATAATACGACTCTTACAAAATATGCTATAATTAATACAGAATAGTAAATCATGACGGAGTAAGCGTTATTTAACTAAAGTAAGTATGGAGGAACATTTATGTGCACAAGTTTTATTTATCGAGGGAAAGATACAATTATTGGAATGAATTTTGATAACAATGGCATGAAATATTCTATTGATACTAAAGATCCTAACTGGTTTATTGTACAAGTTGATGGAGGGCGCGGAAAATATCCATCATTTGGAGTGGATTGTTCTGGTAGGTTTTTTAATAATCTTGTAGTTAATTCAAATGGAAAAGGTTTATACAGAAGACCAAGCAAAAAAGTTACTCATACAACTAAACTTATAGTAGATATACTAAATGGAGCTATTTGCACTGAAAACTTGGAAGAATATTTAAGAAATGTTGAAGTTGTTAATACACCAGATTGTAGTTGTCATAATATGATTTGCGATTCTAACGGCAGTGTTTGGATAGTAGAACCTGGTCGTGGAAATATAAGTAATCCACCAAAATCTTCACAATTTTTTGTTATGACAAATTTCTCATTATGGGATTATTTACATGAAAATGTTGAATGTAATTGTGATAGATTTAAAGCGGTATCAAGTGCATTTGAAAAAGCAGAACAAGTAAATGTTGAAAAAGCATTTAGTATACTTGACTCTGTAAGTCAAAGAAATGGAGGATGGGTTACTACATTTTCCATGGTCTACTCAAAGAATTTTAATACAGTATATTATTGTTTAAATGGTAATTTTAATGAACGGTTTGAATATAAGTTTTTATGTGACAAAAATGAATCATAGTTAGTGCACAACATTCTTAAGTTGAGTAGTAAAAATTAAACTATGTTAAAGGTATAAAAATAGAGGTAGTACTAACTGTTTCAAAGTACTATCCTCTATTTTTATTAGATGGAATAATTATGATTTCTTCAGTAAATAATTATTGACACAATATAGAAAGAATATACAATAATAGTAAGCAAAGGGGGATTAAAATGACAAAAACTAAAAAAGTCATAAGCTTATTACTAACTTTACTATTTTCATTGTTTTTAATATCGTGTGGTAAGAGCTCACAAGTCAATAATACTAATAGTACAGCTGCTACTGCAGAAACAAAAACAGAAACTCAAAAAGCATTAGGAGATTTAAAGATACATTATATAGATGTTGGACAAGGTGACAGTGAATTAATTCAAATAGGAGATAAAAATATATTAATTGATGCGGGTACAAGTGATAAAAAGGCTTTAGATTATCTTAAATCAATTGGAGTCACTACAATTGATTATGCAATTGCAACTCATCCACATGAGGATCATATAGGTAGCATGGATGATGTAATAAAAGCCTTTAATATTGGAAAATTCTATGCTCCAAAGGCTACAGCTAATACAAAAACTTTTAGTAATATGATAGATGCTCTAAAGAGCAAAAATATGCAAATAACTGCACCTAAAGTTGGAGATACGATAACAATTGGAGATGCAACATTAACATTTTTAGCGCCTAATAGTGCTAAGTATGATGATTTAAATAATTATTCTGTGGTTTGCAAGCTAAAGTATGGTAACACTAGCTTTATATTTATGGGAGATGCTGAAGATATAAGTGAGGGCGAGATACTACAAAAACAATTAGATATACAGGCTGATGTTTTAAAGGTTGGGCACCATGGAAGTCATTCGTCTACAACTCAAGCATTTTTAGATAAAGTAAAACCTAAATATGCAGTTATAAGTTGTGAAAAAGGTAATGATTATGGACACCCACACGAAGAAACTTTAGATAAACTAAATGCTAAGAATATTAACGTTTTTAGAACAGATTTAGAGGGGACAATAATAGCAACAAGCGATGGAACCAATATAACATTCAATGTTAAGCCAGTTGATAAAGCCAACGATATACCTGGTGGAAGTAGTAAGAAAAAATAG